CTATTTCATTTGTTACTTCATCTATATCAATAAAAGATTCATTAGATGTGTTAATTTGAGAGGGATTAAAACAAATCATTTCATCTTCTAATGTATAAGTATTACCACTACCATCATTATCAGTACCTACTAATCTGTAATGAATGTTATATACAATACTTTTACCGCCTTCCTCTATTGGTTTTGCATAAATATTTTTAACTGTAACCTCGGTTGAAAAAGTATGAACATCTGAAACATTATCATTCCATGGCATTTTTATCTCCTATGTACTAAATTTAACCAATCTAACATCACATCCACCAATATATTGTGTATTACTATCACCTTCTGCATATATAAAAAAGTTTAATGTACCTGTGCCTGTATATCGAAAAGCTATAGGAATATTCCCACTATCTTTTGATGTAGTTAATCTACTTCCACTAATCCATCCACCAGTTAAATATACTAAATCTGTAGAAACGTAAATAGCATGAGAAGCACTTTCTGTAATTTTAGTAACATCATAAAATGAAACTACTGTATTAACATCGTAACCAGCTCCTGAACCATAAGTTCCGTCTGATACTAGAAAACTTATATTTTTAACTTGTCCAGCAAAAAAGCCTTTATATACTCTTACATAACCAGTATAAAAACCTGCTCCTGACCCTATTTCTGCTACATGGCGATAATTAAAATCGTTTTCATTCCAATAGCCTAAAGTAGTACCTGTTTTTTCACCGCCCTTAGTAGGTAAAAATAAGTCTGTAGTTATAATTTTATTAGCTGTAATTGAATCTGCTTGTATATCAACACCACCATCAACAGGTTCGTCTGATACATTAAAAGTTAAAGTGTCAGGGTCTGATTCTGTTCCTAAAGTATTTATTGAAGAAACACTGGCAACATAATTATTTCCTGTTGGTATAAAATTAAGTTCAGCATCAGTTGTTTTAACAATTTTATTTATTAGTAGATTGTTTGAGCTATCTTCAACATTTACTCTATATTGAAAATCAGGAAAATCTGTTGGCTCATTCCAAGATAAAAAGGGTCTACCTGTAGAACTAGAATTAGTATCAGTAAAGGTTATGTTAGAAGGAGCTTTTACTGCATAAGCAGAAGGTAGGTTAGCTAACTCTTCTACTGGTTCTTGGGGTGGTACTTCCCATGTATAAACATCAAAGTATTCTATTAAGCTAACCGCAACTAATCCATTAGGCTGTAATTCTAATGCTTCAACTCTATGTATATGATTATTATTAGCAGAACTAATACCCAAACCTGCATAAGTTAAATCCACTATATCTCCTACATTTAACTTATACATTTCAGGAGTTCCTAAAAACTGTATGGTTCTTTGTTTTCTACTTCTAGTTAAGATTGCCTTACCCATGTTATAAGCTATGTAAGGGTCGCTTATATAAGGGAACTCAGCTTTAATTTCTAATATCTCATCATTATCATCTGAATAATAATTGGGAGTAGCATCATGTAAAACTGTGGCTGTATCTAATTCATATCTTTTATTAGCATTAAAAAATTCAACGACTACTTTATTTGCTTTTTTATCTTTATTTCCATAATCAACTGATATGCCAGCATCAGAAATAATATGATTGTCATTAATACTAAATGTAGAAGAGCCTGTATCTTCTATTGATAGTTCATACTTACCATCTATATAAAGAAAAATACCTCTCATATTACTAATAAGCTCTTTTGCATTTTCCATTACATTTTTATTAGTATCTAAATATCCATTGCAAGTAAATCGTTTTACTTTTGCTAAAGATGTTCCAGTTTGAGAAGCATAATCACTACCAAAATAACCATTAATAAAAACAATATATTCTGCTGTTGAGCCAAAATATTGAGTTCTTTGTATTTCTTTTATTTCTGCTTCATCCAAAACACCATTACCATTAGCATCAAATAAATCTAATAGTTCACCAATTTTATTTTGCCACCACTCATCATTAGCATCTGCTCCAGCAATAGTAAAAAAATCATTACCAGCAGTTGCACTCCAAGTCAGTGATTGTGCTGTTCCATTAAAATATGGCTGGTCAACCTGAGTATCACAAACATTAGCAGCAGAGGTAAATGTGCTCATGTTAATCTGAGATAGTGTTAAGCCTTTACCATATTCATTATTAGTAATGTAGTCTAAGAAAATTAAAGCTGGATTAGAAGAATGTTTATAAGTTGCTGGAGTTATAAATTGTTGATTTGTATCTCTTGGGTCATAAACCCTTTTTCCCTTTACTTGAGCTGTTAGTTGAGGTAGTCCTGACCACATACCATCTACATCAAACTTATAATGAGCTGCGATATAACAAACACCATCCAATCTATGGGATGAAGTCCAGTTAGGCATGGATGCAACAAGCATTGGGTCTGCTGATTGACTTGGATTGCCATGATGTAAATTTAATGTGATTCTGTATCTTGCGTTTTGATTAGTGCCAAACTGACCAGCACCAGCACTAATTGTTGAGCCAACTTGAGATACTGTATTTAGTGGCTGATGACCACTGTAACCTGTTTGATTGTTTCTATCTGAACCAACATAACTACCATATCTAAATCTTGCACCATTAGTTAGTGGCGTACCATCTAATTCTATACTTCTAGGTATAATTTCATCACATTCACCAACTGATAAAGCATAAACTATAAATAAATGCCTTGAATCATTATTAGATACATCCATGTAAACAATCTGAGCTCCTACTCTTCTTGTTCCATAAACTACAGGAATCTTGCCACCAGCAGAAGTTTTATTAGCTAATATTGCAGCAGCTTGAGCTTGCATATCTTTAGCTTGTCTATAACCCTTAACTCCACTATAGGTACTATAAGCTACTAATGCAGCAGTTACAGGGTTGGATACAATCCATTGTCCAACTGCTACAAAAAATTGAACTATTTTATCCCAAACCATTATTTAGCCCACCTAACATCTGATTTAACCTGAGTTGCAAACTCCATACCTTTATCGCCTGAACTATATTGCTCTTGCGATTCTACTGAAAAATGTCTGCCTTTAGTCAAATTCCAGTTACTCCAATGTGAAGCTACATTCATTGTTAATGTGCAACCATTAATATTTTCTATAATAGATACATTTCTTATTTGACCTTTAAAAAAACTTATTGCACCTACAATTGTTTCATCTTCATTAAAATAAGCTAAATAAACATCTGCTGTTTTATCTGTAAATGCACCATCTTGAACCAAAGACCTAACTTGGTCTGTTACATTAGAAAAACCTAAATTTATTTCATCAACCTGTAATTGTCCTGTTTCAGTTGTTGAGTCTATGGTTAAAAAAGAACCGCCAGCTTGATAGCTATTAGAATCGTAAGTTACATTAGAATACCAATCAGTTAATCTGATAGTAGTTGATAAATTTAGCTCAACTAAAAAAGCTGTTTTAGTTGCTGTTGATGATACTTGGGTTTGTAAAGCAGTAGATAAACTTCTAGGCATTAGGTTATAACCTCTCTAACATCAAATGAAATACTGTAAAACCCACTAGCATCTGTTGAATACATAATCTCATTATTTTCAAGATAAACAGTGAAACTAGGTTTGTTTACAGTAACAGCTTCATTATCTGCTAGAGATGCTACTAGATTTGGTGATATAAGAAGAGTTAATTGACCAGAACTATTAGCATCAATATCTGTTTGCACCATATAGACCTTAGAGTGATTAGCAAATTTAATTATGTCTCCAGCCTTTAAAGCACCTGTTTGACTAGCTGTAAAGCCATCTAAGACTATAGAAGCATCACCAGATACATGACTTCCAACTACTTGTATATCTGTTTCTGCTTTGCCTGCACCTAAATTATCTAAGGGTGCAACAATGGTAAAGGCCTCAAAAGAACCTTTTTGTTTTTGTAAAAATGCAAATACTTCTTGAGCCTTTTCTTGTTGTAAGGGTGGCATTTGCACTGTAAAAGAAAAATATTGACTACCTATTTGTCTGACTTGTTTTCTACCTGATAAAGTCTGATTAACTAAGGTAGGTCTATTATCTTTAAAATTTAAACTTCTAAAATTGGGAGATGTTGGAAATTGTCCTGACATTATACTATACCCATTTTGCCTTGATTATTCATGGCGTTATTTATGATTGATGTTATCAATCCTTTTCTTGATGCTAGTAACTGGTCAAATCCAGCAGCATCTACTGTTGAGATATTAAAGTTGACTGTAGGAGCAGCTTGCATACCCTGACCTTTTGTATGGTCAATAACAGTTTCTCTAGGGTGCATCATTGCCATAAAACCACCCTTTCCATCCAAACCGCCTGCTCTTATTCCATTACCTGTATAACCACCACCAGCAAAACCACCCTGTCCAGCTAATTTACCAGCAGTCAAATCAGGCGTTGCACCATTAGGGGGTGTTCCTGTTCCTGCTGTTAAAGCACTTGAAACAATACCAACTAATTTTTGCACTATAAATACTTGTATTAATTCATTCATAACTGCTCTAGCAATTGAAGTAGCTAAACTTTGAAAATCTAAAAATTGTTTGTTTGTTGAATCAAAAAAGTTTGTAAAAGCATTTGTTAATTGACCCTCTACTGTATCTGCAAAATCTTTTGTTATTTGAATTGAAGCCCTTGTTTTTGCTATTACATTTTCATAATTACTTTGAAAGCCTTTAAAAACATCTATTGTTTTTCCGCTTTCATCTCTTAATAATACTAATTGTTGTCTTTGTGCTTTTAGTTGTTCTAATAATTCATCACCAGCTTTTACTGTTTGACCATCAAAAATTTCAAACTCGCCTGTTTCTTCAAGGGTTTTAATTTGATTATTCAAATCTTCTATTTGCTCATCTAATGTTTTGCTTTCTTTTGCAGCTATATTCATAGCAACAAATAAAGCTGAAAGACCAGCAGCTAGTGCAATAGCTGGATTAGCTAACATAGCTAATCTTAATCCATTAAGCATTGATATTAATTTTGGTATTGCTGTAACAGCTAAAGCAACTGTAGGAACAAGTAATAACTCCATATTAGTAGCAACAAAACCAACTACATTTGCTGTTTTACCAAATACGCCTGTTGATTTTTCAAACTCACCAACAAGTGTTATAAAATTTGTTTTTAGAACATTTATTGACTGTCCAATAGTCATCTGCATATTATTAACAGTTTCAGATGTTTCTGCTGTTGCATTTATCAATGTTGGTAAGATATTTGCTGCTGTAATCTTACCAGCAGCACCCATTTCTCTTAATTTATCTGTTGATACTCCAAGACCTTTTGCTAATAATTCAGAAAGTGCAGAGTTTTGTTCCATAACAGAATTAAGCTCATCACCTCTAAGTGTTCCTGAAGCTAAACCTTGAGCTAGCTGTCTTGAAGCATTTGCAGCTTCAATAGCAGAAGCACCTGAGATAATAAATGTGTTTGCGACAGTTTGTGTCGCATCAGCAACTTCTTGTTGGGATAAACCCATTGATTTACTTGCAAAAGTAATTTTTGCAAACAAGTCACCTACTGCACTAAAATCACTTCTTGATTCTATTGCAATTCTTTTCATGTGTGCCATAGCTTCTGCTGAACCTTCAACAGAGCCAGTTAAAGCACCCATTCTGTTTTGAAGATTAACAAATGTGTCTCCTGCTCTTACAAGCTCTCTGACACCAAAAGCAGCGACAATCTGATTTCTTAGATTTCTAACAGCATTTTGTGTAGAATCTATATCTCCTTTAAATTTTTTAAAAGCAGCACCAGTTTTATTTTCTCCTAGTATTCGTACTTTTATATCAGATTTAGCCATTTTGTTTTTGTATTTCCTCTTGTTGTATATTTAGATAAGCAATCCAACCATTAAACTCTTCTAAAGTCATTTCCTCTATTTCAGCAACAGTTTTGTGCAATCTTTCTGCTAGAGCATACATAGAATATAGCTGCTTATCTTCAGCTACTTTTTTTGCATATCTCCTTGCGATATATTACCCATTATTTCAGTTGCTACTCTCACTAAAACACTACTATCAACATTATTTAATAATTTATTCTTATGTTCAATAGTAAAGTGCTTGTCTCCATTTTCATCTAATGCTTTATATATTAATACATATACAAGCATCTCAACCTCATCATCTTTAGCTAGTTTCATAAACTTTTTCATATCAAATAGGGTGATAGGTTCACAAAATATTTTCATAGATTGTTCGCCATCACCCCATTCAGGTACTTCAATAAGTTTTTGTCCTTTGCTTTTATAATGAGCTACTAGATTATCTATTGCTGACATTTTCTTATACTGTTGTTGATGTTAAAGCACCATTGCCCTGTACTGAGATGCTTGCTTCAATAAGACCATCAAAACTAGCACTTCTTGAAACTCCAGTAACAATAGCTGAACCAGTGTAATAAGTATCACCTGCTGTATCTCCTTCAGGATATACATTTAGAGTTACTTCTGAACCAATGGTTAAAGCACCTTGACCACTTGTATCAGT